GTAAAATTAACGATCGAATCCCAATTTCCCAACCTGGATCTTTCCTACAATCTGCAATAACATCGTCTATTGACACTTCGTCTTCACCTACTCTACTTACTGACTTTACTGAACCTTACCTACCCCGTCCGGAAAATGCATCTGAAACTGCCGCCACGCTTGGTGGTCATCAGCCAGATGGAGTCCCGCTAACGTTCAATAACAGTAGTTCAAGTCAGAGTTCGAGTAGACTTAACGAACATATCGACGAAAATATTATAGATTATAACAATCCACGTTTCTCAAAAGATATCAACGATTCAATCAACGCGACGCGTCAGTTGGCCTTAAACAGAATCGATTTCGATCTGTTTGAACTCGAGGCTGCAGACGTAAGATCTCGCGACCTACCGTATGTAGACTCGCAGTCTGAAGAGACCGTTGAAAGAAAAGTTGACTTGATATTGTCTTTGTTCTCCTATGCTAACATCAGGAATTATTGTAAAGACCCAAGCTTATTCCCGGAATTAGAACCTGACCTGGAGGTTAAATCCCATGAAGAAGTTAAGTCTGAAACAATAAATCGCATTGATTTCTGTACTCGGGACGAATGGTTTAATGAGGTCCTCCATGCTGCCATGGAGAGTCCCATTGAAATACCTCTTATCCCTGAGGATATTCCTGAAAGAGGAGCCAAACACCGCGTTGTTACGAAAACGCGTGCTGTTGTCTCCGGAATCCTTTCCGTTGCTCATAATAAAGCAACAGAATTTCTTAAAGAGATCCCTGGGATCAGGGAAGGATTCTTGCTTAGGAAGTCCAATGATACTCTCCGTGACATTGGACTAAAGGAAATAGCACAAAAATTGACCCGTGCAGGTCTGCATAAGCAAAGGGCTGTCGACTCCGAAGAGCGTACTTCGGCGAACTTAACCGCCTTTTCCAACACCGACATCTCACCTTATTTATACGAATCAGACTGTACGGATTCAACCGACTACATAGACCCTAGATACGCTAGGATCGTTGTAGAGGAATTGTGCGATCTCCTCAAAATCACCGGTATTGAGCGACAATATGCGCTCGCTACTGTAGATGTAACTGGCCAGAGATACATCGAAGTAGACGAGCCGTTAATAGTAAAGCAACAACGTAACTTAAGAAAACCGTTTGTAGCGCCTGTAAACCCTGAACAATGGCTGTCAACCAAAGACGGGGAAGACTACAATCTGCGTCATCTTAAGAAAGTTAGTGGCCGTCAGATCCCTCCGAACGATCCAGAATCTAAAGGCAAGATTCGTCAGATCGTTTCGGACAGAGGGACGGAAATCTTTTGGGTCAATGATCAAGTCGATCCAAAAGAATCTTTACTATTAGGTTCCGATCCAATCGTGATCATGCCTTGGGGGAACAGAGATCAAGAACTGAAACGTGTTTACAACGCGGTCCCAAATGATGGGCGCGCCGTAAGACGTTCCGGTCGTCCTGTTCCACCGCCTGAATCACGAATAGACGAAACCATTGTCGGACGAACTAGCTATATCGAAGAGAGCTATTCGTCTGAGACCGTCGACAGACTCGCGAAGGATGGTATACACCCATTCTTCGCTACTGTCGAAGTCCGCG